TTATATCAGGGGGCTGGGTAGCAGCTCTGCAATTCGTGCCGCTGCCGTCTTGTAATTGTCTTCCGTCTTCTCTATGCCCACGGCATCCAGTCCCATCTGGTGGGCTGCTACCAGGGTGGCACCGCCACCAGCGAACGGGTCAAGCACTTTGCCACCCGGGGGCACTACCTGCATCAGATGGCGCATCAGGCCTAGGGGCTTGGCCGTTGCGTGGTAGCGTTCCTTCGGGCTGAGCATGCCTTCCCACATCTGGGCGTAGGTGCGTGCGCCGGTTCTAATGAGCTTTTGCCCGCCGGGCGGCTCGCCCTTTGTGCCAACTACTATGAACTCATCAGCCCGGAAGAATCTGCCCAGCTGCGGCAAGCCGTTTGGCTTGTGCCAGATGTTCACTCCCTGCCACATGTAGCCAGCGCACTGCATGGCGTTGCATGTGAGGGGCAGCTGGCGCCAATCTGTGAACACCATACACCAACCGCCTGGCTTCAGCAAGCGGTAGCACATGCGGAGCCAATCACAAGTCCACAGGTGGTGGCTTAATTGGTCGCGGGTGCCATCGTCAAAATCCGTGGCCACGGTTGAAAAATACTTTTCCCCGTTCGTCTTGCCCTGCTTGCGAGCCATGCCCTTGCCCCCGCTGCTATATGGCGGGTCTGCTATAACTGCGTCAAAGCTGCCCGGCTCTAACTTCGGCAGCACCTCAAACGCATCTGCGTGGTATAGTTTTAGTTCCATTCTTTTCATTGTTGTAAAATTTTTCTGTGAATTAGCACCATATTCGATGGCGTCAAATGGTGGCACGAAATAAGATGATTTTCCCACGTCGGCGCAGGCATAGCCCGCGCGTTAAAGCGCGGCTCTAGCACCACCTTCCCCCCCGCCCGCAGCACCGCCTTGCACACCTCCACGTCCTCCCTGCCACAATCTGGGAAGGTGCCGTCATTCACCACAGCTGCCACCATATCCCTGTGCAATACATATCCACCGCCACCGCATACACAATCATCTCGTCCAATAATTGGCGCACCGTATATATCGCGGCTCCGGCTTGGCAAAGTGTTAACGTACTGCACCAACCTGTCAAGGTGCATAAAAGTATCATCGTCGCATTTCACCAGCCACTCAAAATCAAACTTCTCCAAAGCGAGCTTAAAAGCCGCTTTCATTTTCGCGGGCAAGTCCCAATATCCATCATCCACATCCAGCTGCTGCACCAGCGGCTCACTCCCCAGCTCGCCCCGCCCCACAACCATCATCACCTCCACATTGGTAGGAGCGTATTTCAACCACGTCAATCGGCAGGCCCGACGCTGTTCATACGTCCCCTTGCCGTCCTTTGCGCGCAATTTGTAATCAACATACCCGCAGCATGATGCTATCAATACCAAAATCTTCGCCTGCTTTTGGGGTCTGTACAACGTGAATCCTCGCTGCGCATACCACTGGGCCTCTACCTCCCAATCATGCCCCTCCCACTGCGGCGTCCCGTGCTTCACCCCCGGATCAAACCCGCCCAGCACCAACGGCAGCGCCCCAGCAACTTCGCGCATAATGTTTGCGGCTATAAAACCCGTCGTAGGGGATTTTTTGCAAATCGCCCGAAAATCGCGGTACCACCGAAATGGCTGCATCATGATGGCATCATTCACAAAAAACACCCGCTCAAAGCCATCAAACGTCCCTTCATGATACCAATGCCATCCCCGTGGGTCTTTCCCCTTTCCGTGTCTCACAAATAGCCAATGCCTCGTACCCTTTACCCGCATAGCCGCCTCCCTGTGCCGCGAATGATTGCAATGCACCACCAAATCCCCCGCCCGCAGAGGTAACATGTCCGGAGAAAAACCCGCGGTTACATTAGACAACACCACCACCCGCTTCACCCCCTGCGGCAACCGGAACTGTGGCGGCACCTCTGTAGGTGGCGCCACATCATCAGCATACACCAGCGCAGGGGGCGGCACCTTCACCCCTCCACGCGGCCGCAAGTATAGAGGCAACGCCGCCAACTTCTGCTGCCGAGCCTCCTCCCGCGCCTTCGCCACCAGTTTCTCGCCGTATTCCACCACCCCTTGCCAAAATGGGTCACCTTCTTTCCTGCCCCCTTCGTGCCAGTGAGACGCACCGTAATGCAACAATGCCGCAGGTTTCTTCCACTGCCGGTGCCCCACCATTTCCTCTGGTATAAAATCCATCCGCACAGCATGCTTGCGCCACACCGGCAACACGTGCCGGCACAACCATCTCCCACCCACACCTTTGAGCGGCAGGCCACCTCTCCCCCCATCCCGCCGTATCAGCTCCACATAGCGCCGCGCCAAATCCTCCGCATCCGGTGGCAACTGCGCCAGCAAATGCCGCTCCGCCATCATGGCTGTCCGCCGCATCACATCGGCTTTCAAGCAATAATAAAAACCATTACTCGGTCGGTCCGGTTTGAAAAACTCCCCCAGCACATACACATCCGCCCCGGTTTCTGGCCACTCTGGCCACTCCGTAGCACAAAAATCCGTGTCCATATACACCCCGCCACCATCTGCCAGCACCCTCAGCCGGTAATAATCAGCCATCAGCGTGTATGTGGTAGGCATCGGGAAGTCCGCCATCAGCCGCCGCCATAACCGCGCCAACGGCTCCCCTCCGTACGCCACTTCCAGCTCCGCCCAGCTCCATAGCCGGTGCTCCCAGCCCGCGGCCTCCGCCACAGCCTTCACCCCAGCCACCCAGCCTTTTTCTTTTTCTGGCAGCTCGCCGCCTATCCATATTTGGTGTACTATCTTTTTCATATCTCTTTTAGCCGTTTACATCATCCCAGCTTCCTTTGTTCTCAAGCGTGTAGCTCACCGCCACCTCCAGCTTCCCGGGCGTGTAACCATACACAGCCCGGCAGCCCCACCCTTCATAGCGCACCCCAGTCCAGTAATACTCCGTACTGCTTGTTGCCTCGCTCCCGCTCCCGTCCACCACTTCGCGTGTTGTCCAGTCGCCTGTCCACCAGCCGCCGCTTCCGCCCACTTCCACAGTCAGCCCATTGTATAGCTGCGCCATCCGCGCATGAAACAACTTCACTGCCGCCTCCACCATAGCCCCGCTGTCACACCTGCACCTGCATCTTCTCATCTCGCATCCTCCTCGCTCTCACTTAATACTGGAAACTGACACTCGCGCTCCCGCTGCCGCCGCTCGCTTCAGCTGTTGCGTTCACCTTCAAATCCCCCGTGTTGGTGGTCATCACACTGGCAGTCACGCTGGCAGTCAAGTTCACCCCGGCGGCCGCCTCATTTACTGCCTTCTGTATATCTTCCAGCAACCCGGCGCACGCACAATCACAGCTACCTTCTAGCGCCGCCTCCAAGGCCGCCAATCGTTCTTCCATCCCTGCCTTCCAAGCTTCCAGCGCGGCCCACTTCTCAGTGCACCACCCACAATCATCGCTGCCACTAGCGGTGCCGCCATCGCTGCTGCCACTAGCGGTGCCGCCATCACTGCCACTCCCGCTGCTGCCGCTTCCTCTGCTGCCGGTGCTACTCCCATCCCACGTAGTTGTGTCGCTATCCCCCCACGTGGCAGATTCTCCGCCACCCGTTGTGAAAATATCATCCCACGTGCTAAAAGTCAGCTCCTCGCTCTCGCTTGCTGATGCCGTATCAGTCTCATCCCACGTGGTGGTTGTCTCCTCCCACGTGGTGGTCGTCTCTGATAGGCTTATATTCTCCTCCCACGTGGTGGTTGTCTCCTCCCACGTGGTGCTCATCTCCTCCTCCTGCGTTGAGTTCAAATCCCAACTTGGCAAGTTCGATGCAGTTGTGGTATCCTCTGAGCTTGTTGGCCATTCAAAATCACCGCCACCACCTTCTTCCGTTGTTTCATCCTCCTCCGGCTCATCCGGAAACACCATCTCACTGATGTGGGGCTCCCCCATGTCCGTCCCCAGCTGCACCTCCACCACACCGGCCACAAAATCCCACGCCACGCCGGTCACCATGCTTGCCATGTCGTGCCATTCCTCGTGCGTCCCCGCTCCCGTCACACTCATCCGGCTGCACAGCGGGCTACTCTCCACATCATCCAACAGCGCCCGCACACTCCCAGAGTGTTGCAGCTCATTCACCGCATCGTAATAGCTCTTGAGCTGCCGCATCATATAGTGGGCCTGTTGCGTCGCCTGCACGTAATTTTTCACGTGCGCCGTGTATAGTTTCACCCCCATATCACTGGCCTCCACACCCTCCGGGTACACCTGCAATATCGCCCCGCCCAATGCACCATCGCCATCCGCACTCTTATCCCAGCTTACTAGCAGTGCTACACCGGTGATGCTATTCTCATACTGCGGCGCCACCTCTGCGCATGCCTCAAGCCGCATCTGCTCCGTGTTCCATTCTATCTTCTCCGCTCGCTTCAGCGACACCACTTCCACCGCGCCAGTTGTCGGCCGGTAGCGGTAAAAGGCATCCGGGTTAGCTTCCTTCATCACCAGCAGCGCCGTCCATTGCGTCACCATCCCTTCCTTTTTCCATGCCGCCCCGCTGCTATAATTCGCACGGCTCACATCCAGCCGCACCTCCGCCTCCGGTAGCACCTCGCCACCCTCTGTCACTACCCATTGCGGCGCATTCACCCGGCAACTCTCTGCCAAGGCGGCCCAACTCACCATCGCATTCCGGGCCGCCATCGTCAAATTAGCTTCGCGCCCATTGTTTGCCGCCAGCGCTTCTGCTATCTGTGCACCTAAGGTCAAATGATCCAGCAGCCATAGTGCATCCTTCGCCGTGGCCGTTGTCTCCGTCTCTCCGGCCTCATTCGTTCGAGTATAACTTATCAAGCGCCCGTGAAATAGCACCCTCCCGCGGTGCATCAGCGTCACGGGCTCCATATACTCCAGCCACTCCGGCCCATACCCACTCCAGGTTAGCTCCAACGCTGCCGCCGCATCTGCGCTTTCACTCAGCCGCGCGCTCATCAGCCCCGGCATATTGGCAAATTCTTTTGTATCTATCTTCATTTGCTTAAATCTTTCTTTCGATGATGTTCACTTTCTTTTCCAGCACCTTTACCTGCCCCCTCAGCTGGCCAGCTAACGCTTGTGTCGCCTCTGCTCCGCGCCCCGCAGCTGTGGCTCCCGCTAGCGCCGCTGTCACACAGCGCTCCACGGCCGCCGTCAGCCTCGCCAGCTCCCCTCGCAATTTCTCATTCTCCGCCTCCAACTGTTGCACAGCGCTCTGCATCGCGGCCACTTCACCAGTTACTCGCGCTGCTTGTGCTTTGGGGGCGGCCTTTCGCGTTCTCTTGGCGGCCTCCCTCACTCCTTTCTCTGTCGCCCTCGCCTCCTTCTCCTTTGCGCGGGCGCCCCGTGCTTCGGCCTTAGCCGCCTTCTCAGCTGCTGCCTCTTGTTTCTTCAGCGCGGCCTGCACTCTCTGCGTTTGCTTCTGCTGCGCCGTCATCCCGCGCTCGCTCTTGCTCGTGCCTCTCGCCACCACCCGCAGCTCTGCTTCAATCGCTCGCATCTGCTCAGCAGCTCTTCCTGAGTAGCCCGTCAACCGCTCCTGCTGGCGCGCATTCCGGTTCATGGCCGCTATCGTCCGCTCCATCCCTCGGGTGTCACCGCGGCTTGCCTGCCGCTCTGCCTGTCGCGCCTGCGCCACATAGGCCCTCTCCAATCGTCCCAACGCCGCCTGAGCTCCCACTCCACCTCGCGCTTTTTGCCCCAGCGGCTTCAATCTCTCTATGCTCCGCTGCGCTGCATCCGCACTTTCTCGCATGTTTCCCCGCAAGCGCCCAGCCTGTCGGTCTGTCTCTTTTATCTTCGCGTTGATTGAGCGCAGCGTGGCTGCATCCAAGTCGGGCGTGCGCTTCATCCGTTCCAGCGCTTCGCGGCGTTGCCGCAGCGCCTTCTCATCTGCCGCGTAAATCTGCACCTGGGTTCGTGTGTCTTTTTCCGCATAGCTGCCCGTCACCTTGTATGCATCGCTCAGGTTGTTCAGCTCTTCATTTACCTGCCGGATCTTCACATTGCGCAAAGCTTCAGCCCAGCGCTTCGCCTCTGCACTTCCTTCGGCAAAGCTCGCCGCCGTCTGTTCCAGCCATTCAGCTTGCTCTTCCAGCGTGGCCCGCTGCTTCTGCTGCCACTCTTCCGTCAGCCTGTTGGCTTCTTCCTGCTTCTGCAGCTTCGCCTCTTCCAGCTGGCGGGCCACGGCTCGCCTTGCAGCATCGGCCTGCGCTTCCGCGCGCCGGTTCTCATTGGCCAGCTTCACCTCCTGGGCGGCGGTGCTTTCTTCCTGGGCTATGGCTTGCAGCTCTCGCACGCGCTGCTCCCCGGCTTCGCGGGCTTCCCGCATGCTGTTCACCCATTTGACGAGCTCCGCATCCGTGCCTTGCCAAGCTATCCCCATAGCTTCAAGCATCTGCCTCAGTTCAAAAATTTTGCTGTGGATGTAGCGGCCCTGTTCTCGCTCTTTCATGCTCCCCAGCCCTTCGTTCAGCTTTATTTGCAGCGCTTCCCATTCCTCATTCGTGGGCATTTTTACCCGCAAAATGTCTTCAAAATCCCCGAACTTTTCTTCCAAGGCGCGGGCCATTGCCTCCGCTTCCCTCTTTGCTCTCCACTTGGCATTGATGTGGGCCACATTGTTGCGGTGTGCTTCGGCTTCGTCAATAGCTTGCAACTCTGCCGCCTTGGCTTCTTCGGCAGCAGCCTTGCGGCTGATGGCTTCGGCTTCGCTAATCTCGCCCATGGTCTTGGCCAGCTCAATGCGTGCCACCTCTGCATCATAGGCGGACTGCGCGGCAATGCGGCGGCGTTCCTCTGCTGCACTGGCCTGCACATCGGCGCTGCGCTGCGCGGCAAGTTCCTGCTGGGTAAACTGTTCCCAGTCTTGGCGCATGGCGTCAAAGTCCTTTTGCCAGCGGGTCAGCGTGTTTTCTCTGTCCATGCTGGCAAATTTCTCCACCTCTTCCCAGTGCTTCTTTAAGGCCTCATGCTCTGCCTCCATGCGTTCCTTTTCTGCCTTGGCCGCTTCTTCCTGCTTGTCGCTATACAAATCCCACGCCATGCTCAGCCCTTGAATGGCCATCAGAATCCATCCCACCGGCCCCATGCCAGCCTTGATGGCTGCGCCCAGGGCGTACACGGCATTGGCCATGCCCATCAGGGACACACTGCCGCTGTTCACCTCATTGCCCAGGGACTGTATGGCGCCCATGGCACCCATGGCCACCTGCATTTGTCCCATCATGCCCAGGCGGGAAATCTCAAGCCCCTGATTCATGCGCTCAAACGCCGCTCGGGTCTTCGTCATCTGAGCCTCCAGCTTCTTGAATGCCTGCACGTCACCCGCCTTGGCGGCGCGTGCGCGTGCCTTGCCCAGCCTTTCCAGCTCCTTTATCAGCCCGGCGCGCCCCTTGGCTTCAAGTGCCATCTGCGCCTTGAGCGCTTCAATCTCCTGCTGTTCCTTGCTCAGCGCCTCCGTATTCTGGGCGCTTGCCTGCTGCTTTTGCTGCGCGGCGGCAGTGACTTCGGCAGCTGCTTTTTGCTCTGCATCGGCCGCCGTGGTGGTTGCATCGGCGGTGGCCTTGCGTTCGGTGGATAGCGTCTTCTCTACCGTGGCCGCCGTGGTGGTGGCTTTCTGCCCATCGCTGCGGGCGGCGGCCAATTCCTTGCTTGCTTCGGTTGCCTTGCCGGTAGCCTCTGCGGTGTTCTCTTTGGCCTTGGCCAATGCTTCCTCCCCGCTGGTGTCTACCTTGCCGCCTCCCTGCGGCGAAGGTGCGGCAGGGCTGCCGCCGGACTGCGGCGCAGATGCAGCAGCAGCGGTGTTGGCCTGCTTCACCTTTTCTGCATCGGCAAGCGCGGCTTGTGCCCCGCTGCCGTCATATTCGGTGGAGATTCCTATCTTCAAATCTTTATCATTCTTTGCCATGGTGTGGGTGTGTTAAATGTTCAGAATTTCTAATGCTTCGCGGGCACCGGTGTGCAGGGCTTCGGCCATCTGTTCGGGCTTCGGCAGCACGGTGGGGTCGGGGTCATGTTCGGCTTGCTTGGCCAGCACGCCCAGCTCTACCGGCACTCCTCCAATGTCTGCCATTAGCTTGCCTTCTTCAATGCGTACCGCGTCGCGGTCAAGCCCTAATTCGTAAAGCTCCACATTGGCCTTGCGCAGAGGGGAATTCTCGCCGGGTATCAGCAGCCGCTTGATGGGCTTGCCGGTCACGTTAGATATGCGCCCGGTGGGCTTCACCGTGCCACCGTAAAAATGCAGACGGACGCCCCGGTGGTTAATGCTTACCACCGCGCCTGATTCGTTGAGCACCGTTTCCACTGCATCTGCTGCTTCCTTCCAATACTTGCGCCCGCCTCTTGCTTCCAGATGCTGCTTGATAAGTGCGCGCAAATGGTTTGCGGCGGCTTTATTGACCGCCTGTTCATACATGCCCGCCCGCCATTTGCAAGGTGTGCCGCCTCCGGTCACTATTATCTTGAAATTAAGCATTTTCTTCCACGGTGTAAGTTATCACGCGGGCACCATCTGCGGTGGTGCGCTCCTTCTTATCCACCACGCGCAGGCGGTGGCCTTCAATGAGCTGCAGCGCGTCTTCGGGTTCGCGTCCCAGCTTGCGCAACAGGGGCTGCAGATTGCGGGCGCTCTGTGGCCCGCGCCACTTCAACAGCACGCGCACCATTCCGGCCCTCACCGCCCCCATGGCGGCCACCGCAGCGGCAGCCGTTGCCCACGGCTCTGCAACCTGGCCTCGCGGCACTTCGTAGCCCTCTTCTTCCAGGGCTTGCATGGCCTCCTCTGCCTGGGCTTCGTCCAGGTCAAAAGCCTTTTGCAATTCTTCCACCCCGTCTTCCGGCTTCGTTCGTTCCAGTAGAGTGCGCATGGCTTCCTTGGCTTCGTCCGGCATGCCGTCTACTCCGTCTTCGTCCCAGAGTTCGGCGGCATCTCTCTGCACATTGGGCACGCCTTCGGGGGTATCTTCGCCCACCACCTCTGCCACCTCTTCGGCGCTGTAGGGTGTGGTGCCGTTCACATCGCGCATGCGGGCCACGCCGTCCACAATCTCGCCCACGCTGCCCAGGGCGCGGTCAAGCTCTGCCAGCACCTCTGCGCCCATGTCGCTGCAATCGGCTTCGGCGCCTTCGTTCAGCCCTTCTTCAGCAGCTGCAAGCTGCTTGTCCAGCCATTCTTCATCATCTAGCAAGCCAAGCTCCTTGCATATCCGATGCCCTATCGGACGCACACGCATGCCGGAATTGAAATCGAAGGGCGGATACGGGTAGCCGAAGCGTGACAGCTCCACCCAGATGGGGCTTGTAAGCAATGCTATGAAAGAGCCATCACGGGCCACGCCTTCCCAGTTCACGGCGGCGGCTGCCTCTGCCCATCGGCTTGCCCAGTCTCTGGGTTCGCGTGCCTGCCGTTGGCGGTAAAGCTCTTGCCCCGGGTTCGTAATATCTCCAAGATTTGCACGCCTTTCCGCCCACCCTCTGGCAAGGTTTGCATTCGTTTCCATGGCCACATCTAAACGGCGGCGGCTTGTCAGGTCTTTGAGCGTGCCGGCATCTTCCGCAGCGGGTTCATAGCCGATGGCGGCCAGGAACTCCCGGAGCTTGCGGCGGCCTTCCGGCAGACTCATGCGCCCGGCAGCAATCTCATGCGCCACATGTTGGAACGCGGACAAAATGCGCGCATTGTCCACACCCGCCATGAAGAAAGCGCGCTCTCTAATTTGCGCGTCTACCATGTCCCATTGAGCGGTAGACATGGCGCGCGGCGTCACCTGCTTGCTGCGTACTTTTCCGGCTGCTTGCTGTGGCATGGCGTCAAAGCTCTTCGGGGTTCGTAAGCGTGAAGGAAAGCACCACAGCGCCCCATGCGCCGGGCTCTGCGGGGGCTTCCTCTGAAGTCAGGCGGCGCACCGTGCAGCTGTTCACCACCGCCTCCCACTTCGTGCGCAGTCCCGCCTCCCCCTCCTCATACGCCTCCGCTATCTCCACGGTCCCCGCTCGCTTCGTGTTTAATCTTATCTCCAGCCGCCGCAAATACACTTCCAGCTCCCGCACACTGCTCCGCTTCACCACAGCCTCCACCTCGTACGTCATGCGCGCATTCCCCGTCGGCACCTCTACCCCATACTCCGCACCTATCAGGTTGTGGCTCGCTGTCTCCAAACTCCATTCCCTTACCGGCTCTCCTAGCATATACTGCCCAGGCAGCACCAATAGCACGCTGCTACCCGCTCCACCTTTCTCGCGATACGTCACGCTTATCCTCGCTTCGTAAAAATAATTCATCTCTTCTCAATCTGAAATCTTCTCTGCTTGTCACCCCTGCTGCTTCGGCTCCCACACCGTCAAGCCCCACGCCTCCAGCGCGTCCTCGATGGTGGCAAACTCTTCATAGCCCAATTGCTCGTTGGCCACCCAGTTTTCAAGCACGGTGTTGCCCCATCGGACCATCCAGCGCGTGCCGTCTGCGTCCACATAGTCCCCCTCTGCATCCTCCCACCGGCGCGCATACACTGGTCGCCTCAGCCCCAACGTCGCTGCTGCTCCCCCCGCCGTGATGGTAAAGCCATTGACGGCCACACTCCACCCCTTGCCACCATCTTCCACGGCTGTTTGCGCCAACAGCAACGCCTCATTCACCTCCTCGTCTCCATTGACTGCGGGGCTGATTCCAAGCGTCAGCTGCGGCATCTCGGTCATCGTGGCTGGGTTATATGGCTGCAAACTATTGACAATGCGTAACACCGACTCTTTATTTAGCTGCGCCTTCTGCAAATTGAGTAACGTCGCCACTGGAAAACCGCACAACACCTCTGTAAGTCGACTCAGACACGACTGATTTATTTTTTTCGCAACAGGCCCAATGTAAGCTATCGTGCGCACAGCAGCCTGCAAAATCCAGTTGTCGATCTTCTCGCTTGCCACATATAGCCACACCCAGCGCGGGTAAAACCCCGCCACCGCATAGATGGAGAAAGTCGTAGCCTGCGGCGCATAAACATACAAACGTTCTACACTATTGCTACCCCACGGCGTCATGTAGTAAATACTCTTCGCTTTGGGGTAAACAACCCTAACCTCCTCAAGTTGTGAATTATTGAAAAACGGCACTATTCTATTATCTGGGTCGCTTATACTAGACCAAACATTAGCCGCCTCGCTATACAAACAAACCCGGCGCAACCGTTTAAAATACGTATCCATCGACGCTTCTCCGGCTTTGTCCAGTGAATTCAGCGGGTACCTCCATACCTCAGTCTCGATCAAATCCGGCGCCTGCTGCGCCAACTCTTTGAAACTGGTCACATGCGCGAAACGCATATAATCGCAAGGCAATGACATCTCAGCCATTTCTACGCTCTCCTCTGCTGCCGTGGCACTCTTCGCTGCCTCCGTGGCTGAGGTTGCTGCTTCCGTAGCACTCTTTTCAGCGTTTGCCTTGCTCGTGTTCGCCGCTATGGCACTCCCGGCCGCCTCGCTCGCACTCTTAGCAGCTGCCTCCGCGCTTGCCTCCGCAACTCCTGCATGCACAGCGGCACCGCTGGCACTAGCCGCCGCCTCCTTGGCATCCTCCGCCGCACCTTCTGCCGCCATCTCTGCATCGCTCTGCGCATCCTGCGCCCCCGCGCGGGCAGCATCCGCTTCGCCCGCTGCCTCTTCGGCCACTTTCGCGTTCTTCTCCGCAGCAAGCGCATATCCTTGCGCCGCCGCCGCACTACTCGCGGCTTCCGCTTCATTTTCTCCCGCTGCCGTCTCGCTATTCGCCGCCTCCGTTGCTGCTCTCTCCGCGCGCTCCGTCAGCGGTGTCACCTGCTGCACCGCCAGCGTGGCTGTCTCTTGCCTCATCGCTTCCAGCCACTCCGCCTCCGTGCCCACAAATCCTTCTTGGCATGCTATCTCATAGGCAGAATACCCTCGCGGACCCTCTTCCCCTCGTTCGCCTTTCTCCCCTCGCGGCCCGCTCCTTAGCTCCGCTTGCACCCCTATCACCATCTCCGCCGCCATCTCAGCGCTCACCTCTATATCCGTATACTCCCCCTCCGGCGGGAATGCAGAGGGGCGGGCGCAAAGATGGCCCCACATCACCACCAATCCGCCCGCACGTAGTTCATACAAATAATCACCTGCCGGCGTGGCAGGTGCTACAAGTTCATTCTCGCCGTCGGCAGTCATCGGCAGGCTTTCCCCGCCCACCTTCACATAGCCGGCAAGCGTGGTGTTTGTGCCCTCGTCAGCGCTGATGCTGCACAGAAAGCGGGTTTTCACCCCCTCAACAGTAGGCAGGTTCTTGTGCATAGTCTTCCTTCTTCTTCGGATGGTAGGCAGCAGGGCGACGATGACGCCGCCCCGCTGCCATGGGGTTATCAGGCGGCATCTCCCGCCACAAACATGGCAAGAGCATTCGGCTTCACGCTCAGCTCATAGTCGGCCTGCGCGGGGTCGCTCTTCGCTTCAAGCGGGTTTTGCAAGCTCAGCACTCCTCGCACCAGGATGCGGGCAATGCCCGTTTGTGTGCGGTAGGCATCCGTCAGCTCATAGCAAGCCCACACTTCCAGGGAGTCATTGCCGCTGGCAAACACGGCTTGCTCCTCACCGTCCACAATGGCAGAGGTAAGGCCGAAGGTCATCTGGAATGCTTCGGGGCTGATGTCATTCGTGCTGAATTGAAGCTTGCGCTTCTGCGCCAGCTTCATCTCCGTCACCTTGTATGCGCCCGTATCGTCCACGCCCTCCACATCGGCCGTCTTGTAGTCCGTCTGTGGCTTGGCAGTGCGTACCTTACCCAGCGTAATCCAATCGCCCGGGTTCGCGTAGCTTTCTGGTAATTCAGGAATCACGGTGTCACTCACCGTGTTACTCTCTCCGCTGCCTCCCGTGATGCTCTGGCCAATCGTCACAATCCATACGCGGGCGCCCAAAATGGTGGCCGCGTCTAATCGGTCTAAGTTCATGCGTTCCTTTCTTCTTCCGGGTTAGTAAAGAATCACCGCCACGCCATCTGCCACCAGGCGCTCGGCGCTTTCCTTCGTTACGTTCACCACGGCACCGGGCGCGGCAATGCACCCGGCCACATGGGCCTTCTTCTTCATCTTCACGCGCACCAGGCTCTGCGTCTCGCCTTGCGGCTCGCTTGCTACGCCCTCGCTGGCAAGCCCGGTCGCGTCCGTTTCTTTTGTTGCTTTCTTGCTCATTCTTCGTAATTCGTAAATCGTAATTCGTCCTTCAGACTGGCTTACTTGTCGGAAGAGGTTTCAACGGGAAGCGGCAGCGTCAGCGCGTGGTTGTATTCCACCGCGCCCTCTGCCGTCTGCTTGTAACTAGCGGTGCAGCCGGTGCCGGTAAGGGCTACGGCGGTTGCAATCGCTCCAACAATCGCACCCGCAAGGATGCGCGCTATCGTGCCGGGGATCCCCCAGCCCGTCAGCAGGCCGGTCACCCAGCCTGCGGCCTTCTTGGCCTTTTCGTTCTTGTTTGTAGTGGTCATTTTATGGGTTTCTTGTAGTTGTAAACAATAGAGGCTTGTATCATCACTCCGCTCAGGTTGGCCAGCTTTGGCAGCTCTGCCAGGCTCAGCGTGTTGATGCTGTCAATTTTCGGCTGTGTGTAGGGGATGCCCGCGTCCATCACATCCCAGCGCAGCACCGCATTGAGGCACTTATACAGCAAGCCCGCCACGCGGCGCCCCGTCTGGCCACCCGGCACATTCTGAGTGCAGAGAATAGCCACGGCCACGCGAGCGCGCAGCGTTCCTGCTTTCCCGTCCGGGTCATCCGTATTGGGGGCGGGCATCTGCGGCACCACCGCCACCGTGCCGGAGTATTGGCCGGCAGCCATGGCAAGAGCCTGCTGCTGTTCCTCCCTGTCCCAGGGGTGCTGGTACACATACGGCGCCAGCACTGCATCCCGGCGCAGCTCTTCAATGAGCGTGGCCGCCAGCATATATTCGGGGGCTTCGGGTAAGTTCTCCATGGCTTCAGTGGGTGGGTGTGGGGCCTGTCACGGCGTAGCTGTTAAGCGGAGACGGATACCAGCCTATGCCATCGTTGCCGTAGGCCGGGGTCGGCGCTACCATCTCCGGCACCTGGCAGGGCTGCTGCGGCAGGTTGCCCGCCTCATCCAGCACAGGCGCGGCGGCACTGCGCACCGCTTCCAGCCTTGCCTCTGCTGCGGTCGCTGCCGCCTTGCGCTCATCCGTCACGGTCAGGGCAAAGCGCTTCAGCAGCCGCAGCGCGGCAATATCCAGGGCGGCGGGGCGCAGGCTTCGCGGTATGCTCAGCGGGTCACTGCCCAGCCTGTTGGCCTTGTTTGTGGCCACCGCTTCCCGCACCATGGCCACAATGTCCGCCAGCGTGTCTTCCACATACGGCAGGCATTCCGGGCGCGTGAGTTCGTCCAGCTCAGCCGTGGCAAACACGGCGGAAAGGTCTTGCACGGTCAGCGGTAGCCAGTACTTCATGCGTTTACTGCGGCGTTGATTTTCTCAGCTATCTGCATGGCAACATTGACCAGGTGCGCCTGGTGCTGCTCATCCCGCAGCTTGATGGAATAGCCGGGAGATTGCAGCAAGGCGCAGGTTATCGCCGTCACCTGCTCAGTGGTGGGCTTCCCCGCTACCGGCTGCACAGCTTCGGGCTGTTCAACCGGTGCGGCCTTCGGGCTCTCTTTCTTCGTGGCCATGGCGTCAGGAAATAGCAAGACGGATATTGCAAGACGGGGCGGTCACGGCATAAGCGCGGTGCAAGCCTACTTCGTAGAAAGTAGTCTTCTTCCCGCGTTCGTAGTAGCTTTCCACATGCTCCACCGGGCTCTCGCCACCGGCGTGCAGCTGGCGCATGCCGCACATATCACCAATCTGCTGGCCGTCGTCCACATAGGTGAGCCACACATCAGAGCCCAGGGCATTGCTGCCCTTGAAGGGCACCTCAGCACCGGGGCGGTGTACACCCACAGGCACAGTGGCCTTGAGGAACTGCGGCGCTGTCTGGCCCTCACCGGTCAGGTGCAGCAGCTTGAAGAGCAGCGCCGGGGTGAGTACCTTCGCGTCATTGTATGCCACCAGGTCAGCCACGGCGGCATTATCGCACAGCGTATTCCAGGCAGCCGTGCTGAACAGGAAGCGATTGGGCAGCACTCCATTGGTGGCCTCATATTCGGCCATCAGCTCGCGCAGCTCTTTGATGGGGTCAGCATCCACGCCGCTCCATGCACCCTTGCCGCTCTTAGCTTCCACCTGCTGGCGGAAGTAAGCAAGGCCGGCAGCAATGGAAGAGGTGCGCCAAGTGGCCAACAGACTGCCCGTCTTGGCAAGTGCAATCTGGTCTGCTGCCTCCTTCTTATTACCGGCGCCGGGCTTTATCTCGCTATCATCCACGCCAATGCGCAGGCTGTGGTCTTCCAGCAGGTACGGCACATCTTCGGCCAGCACATCCACGATGTGCGCTTCCTCATACGGCGCGCGGCGCGTGTCTACCTGGCGGAAGGCATAGCCCTGCGGGTAGCGCTTGAATGTACCGGTCACTCCATCCACAGACAGAGCGGGGGCAATGAAGTCAAGCGGGTTCGGGGCCTGGCGGTTAAACCAGCCCACGGCGTAATTATAAATCGGATAATTAAACTGATTCATCTTTATCTTGCGGGGTTAGGGGTTAGAGCAGAATAGCATTCACCATCTGGCCGGCCTGGCCGGCAGGGGCAGACTCCACAGCCACGGCCACAGCCGTGCCCTCTCCGGTAGTCAGCACACCGCCGGAGCTATACACCAGCTTCGTGCCGGGGGTGATGGCGGCACCGGTGCTGCCTACGTTTACCTGGATAATTCCAGCGAACTTGCGGTGCACCAGCGTGGCGCTGGTAGCATTGCCGGCCACAGCCGTGGCCAGGCTGTCCGGGTTGCAAATAATGCCGAAGGCGTCATCTGCGGAAGTGGCAAGCTCAATCTCGCCGGCGGCGTTCAGCTTGCCCAGCTTGCCCTCATGAATCTGCGGCTGCCCCTTCAGGGCGGCTGCATACGGGGCACGGATTGCGGGGGTATGATTCGTAATCATGTGTCTTGTGTTGTTTCTTGTTTGGGTTAGCGGTTCACGCCCTGGGTATAATCTGAGTTGGCCTTAGCCCAGGCGCGGCCATATTCGGCGGGGGTCAGCGTGCGGCCCAGCGCTCGCTCTGCCGTGGTCACGGCATTCGTGCAGTAATCCACACGCGCCTTATCCTGGCAATTCACAGCGCGGGTGCCGTGCCCCACGCTCACCCTTACTTCGCGGTTAGGCGTAGCACCGGTCAGGGCCGTGGCCTTGCGGGTGCCGTGATTCAGCGCGCGCAGATTCGGGTAGCGCACAGAGTTGGCAGCAGTGCCGCCGTTCACGCTGGCATTCTTGTTTGCCTCTGCAAGAGCCGTGCGCAGCTCATCATTGCTGCGCTGAAGCGTCTTCACAGCGTCCACAAGGTCTGCCGGCTTCGCGCTGTCCGGCAGGCCCAGCAATTCGGCCACCGCCACCAGCGCGGCGGAAAGGTCATCACTGGGCTGCAGGTCATCGTCATTCGTGGCGGCAGGTTCCTCTGCGGGCTCCGTGCCGGTATTGGTGGCACCCTCCTTGCCTGTCTCGGCGTAGCCCTTGGGCGTAGCCGGAGCGGGGGTGTCACCGTTCTTTGCGGGCTCTTCGCCCTTGCTTGCCACGCCGGAGCTGTTAGCAGCGGCGGGGGTGTCCTCCGGCTCCGTATTCGTGGCCGGGGTCTTCTTCTCTTCCGTGTCGGTGTTCATGTTCATATTGTCTTGGGTTGCGCAGGCACGGGCCTGCAAGGTCTTCATGTTCGTGCAGGGCGTCTGCGCCGGGTGGCGCGGCCCATTCGTCAGCGTGCAGCCGGCCAGCCTCTGCGGCTCCGCTCCCGCTGCCGTCTGCTTAAAATCGCGGTAATCATATTCCGTGGAGAAAAACGCAAATTCGGCGCTATCCACAAGCCCGTGGCCGTATGGCGTCAACTCAATCCACGCCCACAGCTTCCCGCCATCTGCATGCAGCGCCTTTATCCAGCCCGCCGCCCGCGTGTCCGGGCGCTCGCCCACCCCTGCATGGTCTACCGTCAGCAGCACACCGCGCCCATCCGCATCCACAGCGCGGAAGGTATCGGCCAGCGCAGCCAGCGTCTCCGGCGTGGCCACCTCACGGTCAAGCCCCGCTTCCACACAGGCGGCCCACAGGCTTGCCTCATCTTCCGCGTGCAGGCCATGGCTCCGCAGCATTGCCCCCGGGTTCGGGCACGCGTGGCAGAATACGGTCTCGATGTTAAACCATGCAGCCCCCGGCACGCTCCCGGGCTTAAACGGCGCGCGCGGTGCTCTCTTGTCTGTAAATGCGGGTATGCTCATGCCTTCCTCTCTTTCTACTTCGTAATTTATTCTTTGCCGCCCTCTGCCGCCCCTCTGCCGCCCTTATCTGGGGCGGCGGGGTACTCCGCACCCCTAAGAGCCTTGCGCGGCGTTACAGGGGCTTGTGCGGGCTTTTTCTCGATTGTGGGCAGATTCTCCATTTTTTCTGATTTTTCGGGGTTGACTTTTTGTCTGGGCTACGATACCTTGAAAGTCCTGACAGCACCTTGCTGGGGTGGAACCCAAATCCTCTGCAAGTAAACTGGGCACGTGCGCCGTGTTACCTGTCAGTAGGCCTGAGCTCCCGGCTCGGGCTATTTTTTGTATCCGGTTATAAATTTCATGCCCTCCCGTTCCTTGTCCGGTTTTAGTATGGCTTGCTTTCCTTTATGGGTTCGGGAAATCCCTCCGTCCACCTTCTCACTCTTCCCTGCACCTATGGCTCGCGCCGTGCTTCTCCGGTCTGTGTCTCCAGGGTTAAAATGTTTGCTTGCGTGACGGGTTCCATAATAATCCGGATGCCCGGCATCTACGTTTACAGGCTTACCGTTCGCATGAGCCGCTCCCTTTACTTTTCCCTTTTTGGACGTTGACTTCATGGCATGGTCTGCCGCATCCACCTGCGCCTGTGTGTTGGCTCCCGGCGCTGCCTTCAGCGGGGTATTGCTCTGCGTTGTGGGGTTCTTCGGATTGCCCTTGCTACTGCGTCCACCCTTGTGGCTGTGCGTAGCGGCTCCCGTCTCCGCAAAGCGCCCGGCATTATCTCGCTTGTAATTGCGATTTTCTGCCGTCTCTTCTTCGCCCTCACTCTGTGCCACATCTCCGGAGTATGCCGGGCGCACAGCCTTCCGCAAGATGGCATAGGCCGTGGCGGCGCGGCTGCTGATTCCCTCCGGGCTGAGCTGACCGGCTTCCAGCGGCGCAAGTGCCGCAAGCTCGCCGCCGGTCAGCGGCTGTTCCGACTGCTCGGAGTTTCGGCCTGCCTCGGCGTAGCCTCTTGGCGAAGACGGGCCTGCCTCGGCGTAGCCACGCGAAGACGGGCCTGCCTCGGCGTAGCCACGCGAAGACGGGAGAGCAGTCGCCTCGGCGTAGACGGAGCGGGACTCCGTTCCGCCGAAGCCGGGTTCCATCGCCTTGTTATTGATGGCTCGCTCAAACGCAGCCCGCGCGGGCGGGTAAAGCATAGTCGGGGCATAGCGTACGCGCAGGCTATTGAGCGCAGGCGGCATGACAATGCCGGGCTGTTGCATGCTCTGAGTATCTGTTGAAACCTGCAAGCCGGTGAGCTCTGCCACCTGTTCGTCCGGAGTACGGTAGCCGGATGTGGCTAGGCTGACAATGTTCTGCACGCTGCCGGCGGCGTTGTCGCTGTCCGGTCGCTTCATCACGAACTCCACAAGATGCGGCTGGCCGGGGTGCCATTGTTCCAGCACCGGGGCAAAAAGTGTTCTTTGCAGCAGCGCTGCTATCTGCGCGCCTTCACTCGCGGCCAGGTCGTCAAAAGCATCCTGGTGCGCGCTGCCGGTGGCGGTGTTCGTACCGGCTCCCGGAGCGGTCAGCATGGTCATCAGGCCGCCGGTGGCACGCAGCACCAGTTCCTGGGTGCTCAGGTCAATCATGCGGCTGAAGGTATCAGGGCCACCATTGCCGGGCGTCACGGTCTTGACATCCGCCCCGGCGGGCAGCACACCCGCTGCATTGCTCACGCACTGCATGGCAAATTTGATGTACTCTTTCCGCAGTCCTTCGTCCACACCCTGCGGCATGATGGCGAACACCGGCGGCGTGCCGTAGCGGCCATTATACACCAGCCATTGCGCTTTTGCGTTCTTTCTATCCAGGCACAGCATCATGGCCGGCTGGTCAATCGGGCGGGCACAGATGCGGGTCACAATGCTGGCCGGGTCTACCGGCAGAGGCATGCCACGGGTCAGGCCGTAGGTAGCGGCGGGATTCCATTGCCAGGCGCCGGCATAGCCGTCACGGGCCCAGTTCCAGTTCTCTGTTAAGTTCAGGCGGAGGCTCCCGTCTTCCGTCTCCAAAAGCTGAATGTGCCGGTAATGCCTGAAGCTCGCTTGTGCCAGGGCTTCTATGCCTTCGTCTAAGTTCTCGATGGCGTTGGCAAAGTCTTGCAGCGTCCGCAGCTGGGCTTCGGCAAGTAAATCTTCCGCATCTGACAGGCCATCTTTCTTGCGGATGTCCCAAGGAATGCGCTTCAGCGCACCCAGTCGCCGCTCCACACAGGTGGCCAGTATCGGGTCGGCGGGTTCCAGCTGTTCCCAGAGCCATTGCAGCTGGGCATAGGCTCCGCGCGTGGCTTCATTCTGGGCACGGCGCACCACATCCACGCTGATGAAATCCAGCGGGCTGGTGTAGTCCAGCCAGCGGTCACGCTCGCGGGCCATGTCTTGCAGGTCAACCGTGCTGAAATTCCACGGGTGGCTGTCTGTGGCTTTCCTGTTCTTTCTGCTCATACTTCGTAAATCGTAATTCGTACTTCGTAATTCAGAATGGGCGGTTCATAATTTCACGGCTCACCGGTGCGGGCATGTCCCAGGCGTTGCCCCGCTCTACCGGTATGGGCATGTCCGTGCAAACGGCATCGGCTGCCGCACGCCATGCCAATGCCAGGGCGGTGCAGCGGTCACTGTGGCCCTCTGAGGTGTGCGGGGCGCTGTAGGTGTATTCTCCATTTTTAATGAGCTGCTGCATGCTGTGCAGGTCTTCGCGGATGTCTTCACCCGCAGGGATGCGCACCCTCACCGGTGCTTCAAACGCCCGGCGCAGCTTCGGGAAGATGTCGCGCTTGAATGCCACCGTGAAGGTGCAGAGCTCAATCTTGCCGAACTCATGCTTGCCCGGGTTCCATTCCCCGAACTCATGCACCAGATGGTCGCCCATGCCGATGCCCGGGCCGGTGTAGTCAAAACACACACGGCGGGCCACGCGGATGCGGCTGCGGAGTATCTCTTCCTGGGCAGGGGTGGGGCAGTTCTTCAGCACCAGCACCTCCCTGGTATAACACACATCTCCCACGCGCTCGAACATCCAGCAGACGGTGGGGTCATTGGTGCGGCCAAAGTCAATGCCAAGGCGGATGTCTCGCCCGCTGCCGGGGGCGTATATCTCCGGCGCGGCCACGCTGGTGGCATCCGGGCTGGTGGCTCCGGCTATCAGCTCATAGCTCAGCAGCTCGCTGGTATCGTCCAGGAACTCACAGTCCAGCTCTTGCGCCTGGGCTACGGCATCGTCCATCAGGTCTGCCAGCTCCTGGTAGTCCGTGGGCAGCCCTTCGGCAATGGCATTTTTCAGCGGGACAAGGTGGCGGCTCCATGCCCCCTTTGTCTCGCCCGTCATAATCTTGTAGAATCGCACACCGCGCACACCGCGCCCGTTCGGGGTGCTGGTAATCATCACTGTCTTTTTACCGCCGCGCATGCTGTTGGTGATGGTGGGCAAGATGGCTTTCCACGTCTCTTGCGGCTGCTCAAAGAAGGCGAACTCGTCAAGCCAGATGTCACCGCTGAAACCACGCACGGTGCTGGGCTTGCCCGGCACTGCAATGCAGCGGCTGCCGTTCTTCATTTTGATGCTCTTGGCGTACAGGTCGGCCTCGATGTCGCGCAGGTCTTCCACCTCATCAGCCCACGCCACAGAGAATGCCCGCAGCCAATCCTTGACTTTGTCCAGGGATTCATTACTCTGGCGGCCAGAGGGGGCGGCAATCACCACCGTGAGCCCGGGAATGGCTATCATGCGCCCCGCCACACAGCAGGCCACGGAAAAGCTCTTGCCGGTCTGTCGCGCAAAGCACGCCGCCACAAAGCGGCTTTTATCAAAAACAAGGCGCTTTTGGTACGGCAGCAGCAGGTCAAGCGGGTTCGTGGGTTCCGCGCCGGCTTCCTCTTCCATAGGTGCAAACGCAGCGGCCACCCGTCTCCGCGTCTCGCTCTGCTCGCTTGCTTCGCCGTGGCTGGCAGCCTCCTGCTGCTTCGCCATCCGCCTGCGCCTTTTCTGCACAGCTCCGCTGCTCCCCTCCGCCGGTTCAGCACTGGGCTTCTCAATGGCTTGCCCCGCCGTAGCAGCTTGCTGCGTAGAGCGGGCGGGGGCTGCTTGTCGCGGCGTAGCCCCGCAGGGGCGTAGACGGATGGCTTTTTTCTGCATGTTATTGCGTTGCTTTCTTACTACCTATGAAACCGGGCTTTATCCTCCCTGCCTCGGCGTAGCCCCTGCGGGGCGTAGCCGGGTCAATTCAGCCCGAAAATTTCTTTAATCTTCTGCATGCGCTCTTCCGCGCTCTGCGTCTTGTCTCCGGCTACCGCCTGCGCTTCATCTGCGCGGCGCGCCTTCGCTTCCAGCAGTGCCAGCTTGCGCTCGCTCTGCGCCGTCTGTTGCCCATCGTTCATGAGCTTGTAAAACTTGGCCAGCAGCTCCGGGTCTGCCTTCGGGTCTGTGCTCAGTTCAAAGACGCGCTGCGCTACGGCGCGGTGCGCGGCATCGGTCACGCTCTCGCCCTCCACCTTGCTGAGCACGGCGGCCACCGTGGCCATGCGCTGCCACTTGCAGGGCAGCACATGCAGCCTGTAAAATTCGCTGATGCTCTGCAGACTCACTTCCACCCCACGGGCGGCAAGCCACTGCTGCGATTCTTCCAGGCTGTGCCCTTCTAGGTACACGCCCAGCTCGCCGCGCTGCTCTTCCGTCAGGCGGGCAAATTTGCTGTCTTTGCGGAGCTTCTTCATGATGGGGCTTTTTCTCTTCAGCATTCAGCTAGTGCAGCGCGCCCGATTGCCGTGATGCACCAGCGCTTCACGCCCATGGCGTCAACATCGCAATGAATCAGCGCATCGGCTTCCAGACGGCGGAAAGCGCTGTCAAATTCGGCATCGGTGGGCGGCGGACACACCGCAAGCCGGGCGCTGCCTTCCAGCGCTTCCTGCGGCTGCATGTATCCGCGCGGGGTATTGCTCAGGTCTTCCAATAGCGTGCGCCGTATCGTGCTCTCTCTCTTCTGTTGGTCTGTCATGCGCTTGCCTTTCCGTTAAGTAACAAGTCCAGAATCTGCGTCTGCTTTTGGGCAATCTGCTTCAGTTCGCCCTTTATCTCAGCCACGGCGGGCATCACCGTGTCAAGCCGCTTGTGTACCCTGTCAAAGTTCAAGGCCACTTGCTTGCGGTAATCCTCAAATTCGCTGCGGGTCACATAATCTTTGCTCATGGCCACCTCCAGCGGTTGCGGCTCCAAGCGGATAGCCTGCATCTTCTTGCACCCTGTCCACCCCAACGCTCCGCCGCCTCCCAGCAGTGCCAATATCCCTGCCACCTGATACCACGTCAGCCCGCTTTCCTCTTCCGCTGCCGGGGCTGCCCACATGGCGGCCTGGGTGGGCGATGCCTTGGCGGAGCCCCCTGCATCCGCTGGTGCCACATATCTCCCGGCATCCTGCTGCATGCAATGCTCTGCACCGGCTCCCTTAACAGAGCCGGTGCAGCCAATGACTACGCAAAGCGCGACTACTCGAAAAATCTTTTTCATGCTGCTACCTCTTCAAAATAATGGCGCACCCCGGCGGCTATGCACTCCGCTATCTGATACGGCTCCGTGGCCGCGTCTTCCGGGTTCGTTATGAAGCCGCACTCCACCAGCACCCAGGGGGCGCGTGTCTGCTTCAGGATGTAAAGGTCGCCGCGCTTCACCGTCTTGCTTGCACGCCCCGGCAGCAGGGTGCAGAGCCACTTCGCTATGGCCTCAGCCATGCGCTTGCCGGTGTTGCTCACATAGCACACATGCGCGCCGTGCGGGGCGGGGTCTTCCTCGATGATGGGCTTCTTGCATGGCTCGCCGTCTTCGTCTATGCTCTCAACATAGCCCACCACCTTGCTTGCGGCATCCATGTGCAGCGAGATGCCGAACGCGGCGCGGCTGATTCCGTTGGCCGCCTTTACCGTGGCCACCAGGTCTGCGCTGTTCGTGCTGTCCGGGTAGTCCAGCACGGTGACGGCGTACCCATCGTTCCGCAGCCTTGCGGCCAGAAAGGTGGCGATTATCTCGCACCGGGCATGCTCTTCCATGCCGTTGCCTCTTGCTCCGGTTCCCCGGGCGTGGCCTATGTCAATAATGATGTGTTTTCCTTTGCTCATGTGCTGTGCGCTTCGTTTGCGTACAGCATAGCACCCCCGGGCGCATTCGTGACGCCCCCGCTTCCGCTCTTTCCCCTCTTTCCTATCTTTCCGCTTTTTCCGAATTTGCCGCATCTCGCGGCAAATTCGCCTCGGCGTCTCGTCTCGGCGTAGGTTCACCGT